CCGTCTGCGTGCGCATGTAAGCACGGATGCCGATCAAGCCTGCAACAAGCACGAGCAGATAGCTCAGCCCCGCGAGCAGCAGACCGTTGACCGCGACCTGATTGACACGCTCGGCGTTTTTCTGCCCCAACGCGCGCGACAGCAGCGCGTTGATGCCGACGCCGAAGCCGACAGCAATAGCGATAACGATGTTCTGCCACGGAAAAGCCATCGACACCGCCGTGAGTGCATCCTCGCAGATACGCGAGACGAAAATACTGTCCACGATGTTGTACAGTGCCTGCACGAGCATGGAAATCATCATCGGCACCGCCATCGACAGCAGCAGCTTGTTCTCGGGCATTGTGCCCATTTTATTTTCGCGAAGGGTTTCTTCCGGCATATCGTCACTCCTAAAAGTATCTGCAAACAAAGTCAAACGTCACGAATGTTTATTATAGGTTGCCCGCAGCGGAATGTCAAGGCATGTCGCATTTTTCACTTGAAAACGACGTATGGCTGTGTTATAATAATTGCATCTGTGGGATTAGTTCATTGGTAGAACACCTGCTTCCCAAGCAGGATAGGCGGGTTCGATTCCCGTATCCCGCTCCAAATCAGAAATCCCCGGAATCCAACGGATTCCGGGGATTTTCTTTATTTATCAATGGTTTGCGCTTTGTCCGCTCGTCAATAATTTTAACTTCTCGTTGCCGCGTTTCACTTCCCGTTAGCACTTTTCGAGTGCAAAATGCTAACGAAAATGCTAACGAGCGGAACATAGTACTGCATAGTGTTTCCTCCTTGATTTTGCGCTTTACAAGGACGTCTACCACGTCGAGGATCCTGACGGCTATTGGGTTGAAATAGTAAAAGGGAAAGAATGATTATATAAATTATTACGCGAAAATTACGAAAAGAGCCTCCGGCGTTTAATCGCCAGAGGCTCTTTTCGTGTTCTCATAGCCCAACACTTCCGCCATCGGGGAAAGAAAAGCCAATTTTTGCTGTCGCGCCCAACGCATCAGCTATACGCTGCCACTCATCAACCGTAAACTTGCCAGTGTTCAGACGCTTGTTGAGAAGTTGCGGTGACCATTCCAAGCGTCGTGCAAGTTCGGAATTGTTAATCCCACAATACGCAACCGCCATTTCAATAATCTGCCGCGCAGTCACATTATCACCTCCTGTGTATAGAGTAAACCAAAAAGGCGAAAATGTCAAATGAAAATTTTCAAAAATATCCGAAAAAGTTAAAATAAAAGGTTGACAAGATAAACCGAATAGTTTATAATAATACTCGTAAGGCAGAGGGGAACTTCTTAAGAAAGGACGGTGAGGTGAATGAACGAGATGCAGGTCACAGAGGCTCTGTTGAGAGCGATCCTCGAACTCATTGAGAAGTGCGAGACGCTTGAAGAACTCAGAGCCAGCGTGAAGCGAATCATGGGTGAGTAAAAAAGAGTAGCGACCCCAGCTAAAGCGCCGCTACTCAAACACCCCGAAAGGCGAGCGGGAAGCCTTACTCCCGCCGCCTTGATTATAAACCAAGTAAGGCAGAAAAATCAAGGAGGAACGCAAAATGATGATGTCCGAATTTATCGACCGCACCGGCTTCGAGCCGACCGCCAGCGAGTATGAGAGGATTGAGAAAGCCTACTACGACTTCGACGGCGACAAGGACGCCTTTTGCAAGGCATTCGTCAAGGACAGCGGCGAAAAGAAAATCTGCAAGGCCAGAGCCGCCGAGATCCAGCGGCTGAAAAGTCAGATGATCGAACTTGAGAAGCAGTTCAAGAAGGATGTCGCCGACCGCGAAAAGCAGATCGACGAGCTGACCGCCGATCTGGACAGAGAGCTTGAGTGGAAGCCCAGCACCGGGACCGGCACGAACATGAGCCAGAGCGACTACGATCACCTTGCCCGCTCAGGCCGGAAGATGACCGATGAGAAGGCCAAGGCGTTTATCGCTGACGAGTGCGGCTTCGATCCCGAGAAGATCCGCATTCAGCACGAGGTCAACACCTACGAGGTCAACAAGTACCGCCGCCTTCGCAAGTCTGGCACCTTCGACCGCGCGCCCGTGTACGAGGCCACCGATTGGAACTACGTCCGATTTGATTGCGCCTGCTTCATGTATGAGCTGGTCAACGGCGAACTCCGCTTCTACTGCTGCTAAATCACCGCCCGCCCCGGAGGTCACGAGGGCAGAAAGGGAATACCATGACCAATCAAGACGCTTACCTGCACGACCTCAGCGACCTGCAAAAGGAAATCGACCATCTGCTAAGCCTGGTGCCGGTCGGAAAGTCCAAGAGAGACCTCCGGGCGCGTGAGGATGCCGAAGCCGCAGCCGGCAGAGCCAGAGCCACCATTGGCTGCATGAGAAACGACTACATCATCAAAGGCTGCTGAATGTCGCCTGACCTATCGGGCCTACGGGGAGAAAGGACACGACCATGAACAAGATCCGCCGCAAGAATTTGCAGAGCATCATCGACCAGTTGGAGGAGCTGAAAGGCAGCCTCGAAGCTGCCATTGAGTGAAAGGAGCGAGCATGTACGATAAAATCATCATTGACCGCATGGAGGAAGGAGGCGGTGAGTGTGAAGCGTGACGACGAGCTGATGTTCTACACAGAGTGCTGGCGTGAGCTGAGGAGTTTCCTTACGGAGGTCGTGCGAGACAACACGGGAGAATATCCCTTCGCGCAGGATGTCTTGGATCTGATGCGCAGCATCGAACGGAAATACGAAGGATGCTGACATGAGCAAATTCGGACGTCCGAGGAGCTGGCCGCTGCCAGTGCCGCGATGAAGCGGCTGGTAAAAAAACACGGGCGCTGCCTTAACTGGCAGCGCCCGTTCTTTATCTTTATTTATCCTCGTCGGCTTTGTCTTTCAGCTTTTTCAAACTGCTGATCAGAAACTTCGGCACCGGTGCGCCCAACCGACCCGCGTTTTCGATGATGCTCCCCAGCTCCGTTACAATGTACCAGATAGCCACCAAGGGCAAGAAAGCCGTCTTATATGTGAACGGCAAATCGAACCCTAAATCACCATAATTGACAATTGCGGACAACGCGACATCCAGCATCAGCGCAACCAGCATGGCCACAATGCTCCCCAGCTTGTGCCACAACCCCGCACGTGCAACTGCACTATCCCACTCGCCAGCCGAGATGGCTGCCCATGATCCCGTCACATAATCCAGAATCATCGCTGCCAGCCACACGATCACAAGCCAGCCTGTCCACCCCCAGAACGCCGTCATGCCGGCCAGCACGGCCGAGATGGCTGCCTTCAGCTCCATTGCTTTACTAGGTGCATTCATATGTATTCCTCCGTTTTTATTTTTATTTATCCATGTTCGCCGCAATCACCAGCGTGCGCAGCATGTCCATGGACAAGTCCAGCTTGCCATCTCCTACGCCAGCAAGCACGCCTTTATCCACAAGCGCCTGCAGGCTATCAAGTGCCCATGCAGGCACGTCCATCACCTTGCCGTCAACGACGCGGCCATAGCGCTTATCACGCATGTGCCACATGATATACAGCATCCGCAGCATATCATCGCTCAGGTCGATTCTGCCGCCGCCCGTACCGACGATCAGACCTGCGTCCATCATCTCCTTTACTGTGCCACGCGCCCAGCCCGGCACGTCATCAATCGTAGTATACCTAATCATGTCATCGTCCTCCTTGCCGTCATTTTTTTTGTTCATCGCTTCCGCGACATCCGCGCGGAAGCCGTCCATCGTGTAGCCCATATCATATGTGCGCCACAGCAGCTCCGGGTCTGCGTGGTTGCTCGCCACGCCGCGCCGGTGTCCCTCGGCGTGCCCGATGATGACGCCATCCTGTGCCGGGTCAAGACCGTACTGCTTGCACAGCGCGGCAAACAGCTCCACGGCCGTGTGGTATGTACCCGCGATCTGCTCTGCCGCCTCCGCGTAAGTCATGCCCTCGCTCGGCTCGGTCATTTCTACCCCGATGTGCGTAGAATTGGCGCTCCCGCCGCAGTGCCAGCCGCGCATCTCCCACGGCAGGAGCTGATACACCGTGCCGTCCGCCTGCGCGACGGCGTGCACGCACACGCTCTGTCCGCCCGGCTGGTACTGGTTAAAGCTGCGCGCAAATACCGCCGCTGACGGCTGCGGCGTGCCGACGCTGTGCAGCATGATGCCGCGCGGTGTCAGCGGCGCGCCCGCCTGATAGCACTTGTTTTGTGTCACAAATGCCGGAATGATCTGCATGCCGCCACCTCCTTATTCGATCGGTTCGTCGATCGTGATGATTAGATTCTCACCTTTGCCCTTTGCGCTCACGCGGAAATACGCCGCGGAGGCGGGCACGTTGCTCGCCGTTTCCGTCACCTGAAACGTCATGGCCGTGGTGCTCTCCGGAATGCTGCTCGGGTAATAGACGCTCGCATCGATCTTTTTTGCCGGCATGACGTTACCGAGCAGCTGGAATGTGCTGTCGTACCATCCGACGCGGGAATGTTCTTCCGTCTTTGAGAATATGATCCCGTCGCCGCCGATGCGGTAGATGTGCTTTGTCACGTTCCCGGACAGCGGAATGAAGCCGGTCGTCACAAACCCGTTTTCCTCCTGTACGGCTCCGGATGACGACAGGTTATAGCCCTCCTGATACGGCAGGGATGCGCCGCTGCTGTCCATGGCTGTGGGCACAACGTTTGTGTACGTCACGGGCTTCGACGCCGTTGCCGTGATGGTGATGTCTCCGGTCACGCGTGCGACGGACACCACGCCGGTCTTGGCATTGTATGCCGTCGCCGTGATGTCCGTGCCGCCCATGCTGACCCTGACGGTGTCGAAGCTGTACCCGTTTTTCGGCGTCAGCGTGGTCGTGTATGCCGCGCCGTCTTCGACGGCGGTCGCGGCGTTGCTGCTGGAGCAGCCGGTGAGCGCTGCCTTGACGGCGCGCATGATCACCGCAAAATCGAACGACAGCGTGCGGTCATAGCCCGCGCCGTAGCAGAATGAATAGATCTTTTTCTCCGCCGGATCAATGACGTTGACGGTGAACGCCGTGTCGGTCGCGCCCGGTGCCTTGCTATAGGTCGTCTCCTCGCCAAACTCGATCCGGTTGCTGTCCGGCAGGTCGTTTTCACCCACCTCATTCGTCCGGTAGTAGTTGGCGGACGGGCAGCAGATGCGCAGCGCCGCCATCTGCTCCGTTGGCGGGTCGGACTGGGAAACGCTGTCCGGCACAACGTAGATCCTGGATGTCTTGAAGTTGTGCAGATGCCCGTGGAAATTCCCGTAGCAGACAGCGCCGTTTTTCCCCGCAAAGGAGACCGTCTCGCCGCCGATCGTGACGCTGCCGCCGTCCAGATACGCCTTGAGCACCTTTCCGCCCGTCCGCGCGCTGCCCCAGTCCAGCGGGTAGTGTCCGAGGATCACAAAGCCCCACGCCGCGCTGTCCGCCTTGCTGCCGAGATCGGCAAGTGTCTGCGCGAACCACAGCAGCTGTGCCTCCGAGAGCGCGTTGGCCGCGTTTTCTCCGCCGGTGATCTCGCCCTCGACGGTGTTGAGATTGATGATGCGCAGCTTCTTTCCGGGAAGATCCCGGTAGCAGTATCCGGCCTCCGCGCTGCCGTAGACCGCGCCCGCGTTGTAGTCGGAAAAATACTTCCGGATCAGCGCCGCGCCGTACAGATTCGTGAGGCTTCCGGTTTCGGCCGCGAAGTATTCGCCCGTGTCGTGGTTTCCGGGCGTCCAGAGCTGCGGGATGCCGCGCAGTCCCTCCTCGAGCCAACGGTGAAACTCCCTGCACTGCGCCTCGAACTGTGCCGCCGTGGTCGTCTTGTACCCGAAGGTGAGATCGCCCAAAAACGCCGCGAAATCCAGCGGCGTCACGTGCGACAGCGCCTTGATCGCGCGGCAGGCGTCCATGTTTCCGGCCTCGATGTTTGCCTTCCAGCCCGTGGACTCGTCGGTTGCGTGGTGTGCATCAGCGACCGTCACAAAGACGATGCTCGACGCAGTCTTCACGGCCTGCACCTTCTGCGCCAGCGCGAGCACGCCGTCCTTGACGTAGTCCGGGATGTCAGCGTGGGCGATCTGGTCGCCGCCTGGGATGCTGCGCACCGCCGCGCCCATCTGCGCGATCCTGTACGTTTCCGCACCGCCTGTTTTCTCGCGGATGGCGTCGGCGATGTCCTGCACGGAGGCTTCTTCGTAGAGTTTTTTCATCAGTAGCTCACCTCCGTGCCGTCGGCGATCGTCACGGTCTGCGCCGTGCTGCCGTCGTACATAACCGTCGTGCCGCCGATGCGGATCGTCAGCGCCTTCGGGTTCGGCAGCGCGGCGGGCGCGATGTTCTGCGTCATCAGCTCGATCCTGACCGGGACATCCCAGACATCGCTGGTCGTTTTCGCCTGAAGCTTGACGGCGCAGAACGTGTGCCGCTCGGAATCGGCCACAAGCGACGAGAACGTGAGGATGCCGTTCGTCGCGCCCTGATAGAGCATCAGAAAGTGCTCGCCTTGAAACGAAAGCTGCGCATAGACGCGGTGCGTCGGATTTGCGCTGACGTAGGCGTGCAGCTCTGCCGGCGTCATGTCGGCAGTCGTGCCGGACAGATCGCCGCCGACGTGGATGATCCGCGTCTGCTGTGCCATGCCGTCGAGCTTTTTCTTGTCCGCTGCCGACATCAGACCGGCTGCCGCCGGCGTTGCCTCCGCTTGTCCGGATTTTTGGTCCCATGCCGCCGCCCGCTCCGCCGTGATGCCGTCGAGCACGGCCTTGTTTGCGTGCCGGTGGCGCATGGCGGAGTTGATGGCGATCTGATGGCTCTGCCCCGGCGACGGGACGGCGGCGCCGTTCGTGCGCTGGTGCCACTTTGCGTATTCATCGAGTGCGGCGTTGAACAGCGCCATGCTGTCGGCGTAGTGCGCGGTCTCGTGTGCGGCGTAGTCGCACATGGCGATGACGTAGTACACGTACAGGCGGTCAAACGGCGCCGGCACGAGCAGCACGGTGCCGCGTTCGGTGTCCGCGTCATAGGTCACGCACTGCTCGGGCGCTGCGTCGAGGATGCGCATCTGGATCATGTGCTCGCACTCGTTGAGCCACTGGATCTTTGCCACGTCGTCCCACGCATTCGGGCAGATCGCGTCGATGCGCGTGAGCGCCTGCTGAAGCGTCGCCATGCTCAGAGCCCCAGCGCGCCGCTCTCGGCGGCAAAGCGGGCGGTCTCGCGCTCGATGAGCGCGCCGGTGCGCGCATCCTGCGCCTCACCCTGTGCGAGCACGAGGGCAAAGCGACGCGCGATCGTCACGTCCTCGCCGCGCGGGATGCGCACGGTCTCGCCGTTGACGGTCACGACCTTGTCCTCCTTGTAGCTGCCGTTGTCACGAAACAGGTGCACGGTCACGGGTTCGCTCAGCCAGGCCTCGGCGGCGCGGTCGGTC